GCCGTCGCGCCGGCGCGGGATGTCGGGCAGGTCAGCACCTGCGTGCGTCCGCGCTCGATCGTCTCCGTCGAGCGGAACCGCGCAGTGTAGACAGTCTCCGCGAGCGACATCCCGACCTCCGTGCCTACCGGCCCTTATCGCGTTCGCGCTGATCTTGGCGCTTCGCCGCGTCCTGCGCCGTTTGCCGCGCCTTGTCGGCGGGCATGCCGCCCTCTCGCAGTTGACGCGCCATGCGCTCCATCGCCTCGCGGTAGCCTGGACGCTCGCCGGTCATGCGCGGCCTCGACGCGCCTTCGGCTTCGGCGCGGGCTCGGGCTCCTCACCCGGAGCGGGAGGATTGTAGAGGCGATCCTTCGCCGCGATCATCGACTCGAGGAGAGCCTCCTCGACGGCGAGCGCATCGCGGTGAAACGGCGAGGAGGGCGCCTTCTCGCGCCACTCATCGACCTTCTTCTCCTGGCGCTCGATCTGCACGCCGATGAAGTCGGGATCGGGGAGGTCGATGTACGTCCCGACAAGGGACTTGCAGAAGGCCCAGTAGCCCTCCTCGTCGCTCTGGATGCGCGTCTGCCCTGCGACGATCTTGGGGCTCTCCCACTTCGACAGGTGGACGAGGCCAGCCACGCCCTCGTAGGCCACGCAGTAGCCGCCAGCCTCGGCCTCCCACGGGATCACGGTCCAGCCACGGCGGCGCTTCGCCACCTCGGCGGCATCCGTGCTGCCGTCCTTGTCCACATTGCTCACACCCGGATCAGCAGCCAGCACCGACAGCCACGGCACCCACTCGCCATCGCGGAACGTCCACCGAGCAGGATGATGGATGTACCACCATGCCGGACGTGGCTCGAGGCGCACGAGCTCCTTCATCGCCTGCGGACGGGATGCAGGCTGCGCGGCGAAGTTGCCGGTCCCGCTGGTGCCGAAAGTCGCTGCCATCTTGTCTCCTTCTTCGTGAGGCGAACGCAGAAGCGCCCGCCCCGGTAGACTAACCACCGAGACGGGCGCTTGTACTGCTCGACTTAGAAGTCGGACAGGACGCCGACGCCGCGCAGGTCATCGAGCTCGGCCACGCCGACGAAGGCGGAGCCGACGATGATCGTGGAGCCGTTCGACGCGTCACGCTCAAACTCGACAACGATCGGGCTCTGCGGCACGGTCGTGGTGGAGCCGATCACCGGAGCGGCGGTGCCCGTCGCAACGCCGATCGCGCCGCGCGTGAACATCATGCCGAGGTAGTCGGCGCCGGCGTTCGCGGTGGGGACGGTGTTGGAGCCGAAGAGATCGACGCCGAACAGGGTTCCCTTCAGACCTGGGGGCTTTGCTTCGACCCCAGACTGAGAGGTCTGGAGGTACTGGCCGGGGCCGGTCTCGGAGCGAAGCGAGCTCATCAGATCGTTGATCTGCTGGTTGTGGAGGACCGCGACGAACTGGCCGTCGTTCGCCTGGAGCTGGAGGGCGAAGATAGCGTTGTAAAAGACGCTCACCGAGAGGTCCACGCCCGTCGAGCCGACCGAGGTGGAGAACCCGGAGGACAGCGCGGTAAGCATGGTCGTGACGCGCTTGTTGTACGCCAGCACCATGTCGGACGCGAGGTTGTCAACCGTCACGTCCATCGGGATGCCGGTCGCGGTCAGCTGCGCGAGGTCGCTGATCTGGCGGCGGAGCGCCTGACGAGCGATCGTGACGTTCGCGTTGGTGCTGGTGAGCGAGGTGTTGGACACCGAAGCGTTCTCAGCGACCGCCGCCATGGCGTCGGCGCCCCACGACACGACGGGCACCTGCACGACGCTGGAGCCGGAGCCGTTCATCGCGCGGAGCTGCACGATCGCCGGATGGTTCACGAGGCTGGCGGTGTCCGTCAGCTTCATAAGCACGGCCTGGTTGAGGATCGCGGCAACCCTGGCGTTGCCGGTGAGCGAGCTGTAATAGACTTCGTTGGCCATGATGCGGCCCTCCTTGAATAATCGAGGTTAGACCGCGCCTATCGCTGTTGACGGGAGTTCGTGCCCGAGCGCGTGCGAGGTGGTGCCTCGCACAGCCAGCCTACACATACTTCCGCTCGCGTGTCAACCCGCGCGCAGAGCCGCGAAGATCGCATCCCTGTTCGCCTTGAACTCGGCGGGCGAGAGACGCGCGATCGCCTCTGGCGTCCAGCTCTGGGGAGCGTCGGGCGCCGCTGCCACCGCAGCGCGTGCCGTCGAGGGCGCGGGTGCGGGCGCCGGCGTCGGCGCTGCCGTCGTAGTCGTCGGCGCGGCGGTGTCCGACAGGTACGCGCGCACCGCCTTCGGGAGCGCCTCCTTATTGCCCAGCCATTCGCTGATCGAAGGCCGGCCATCGCTCGGCAGCTTGGAGTACGCGTGCTGCACGTATTCGAGTCCCTCGGCGTCCATGACGCCGGCAGACATGATCTCACGCTCGAGGCGCAGCGCCTCGCGCTCGGCCTTGCTCATCGCCTTTTGCTCGTCCAGCTGCACGCGGTACTTCTCGGCGGTCTCCGCGAGCGGCTGCAGCTCGCCCACGCGGGCCTCGAGCTCCTTCACGCGCGCGACCAGCTGCCGGATCCGAGCGTTCGCCGCTCCAGTGTCTACACTATCGACGGTCCCTTCTTCTGCCGACATGGATGCTCCCTGTTATAGATGGTGAGCATCGGTGACTCCCCGATGTGGCTTGTCGGTAGATCGGTCGGAGCGGGTACCAGCCGCTCCGGCCTTTTACTTTTTGAGGGCTTCCTCGATCCGCGCCTGCTGTCTGACGATCTTCCGCGCCCACGTACGGCCAGCATCGCCGCCCCATAGGAGCCACGCGATGTAGCCGGCGCTCGGGTAGCCGGGGTTCCCTCGCTTCGCGGCTGGCGCCTCGAGGTCGATCTCGTGACGCGTGAAGTATGCGAGCATGCGCTTCACCGTCTCGATCGTGAGCGTGCGCCTGTTCCCGAGGTCGCGTGCCCTGGCGACACCGACAGCCGTTCCGCCACGTCCGTACTCGGCGCGGAGCTCAAGCCCACGTCGAGCAGCCGCAGCCACCGTAGCCGGCGGCTTTAGGTCGAGCTCGCCGCGCTCCTCGGCCCGCTTGAACTCGCGGTACACCGCTGGCTCATTGCGGCGCAGGTACTCGCGCTGTGCGTCCGAGACGAACGGCACTCAGCCCTCCGATGGCGCGAGCGTGAACGAGCGGCCCACCGGACCCATGAGCGTCTCGGCCTGATCCGGCGCGATGGAGAAGAACTGCACGAGCATCTGCACGCCCGTCTCGCGCGGCAGCTCGCCACGAGCGACAGACTGGATGATGCCCTGCGCGGCCTGTACCTGGGCGCCGTTGAGCGCGACCGCCGAGGCAGGCTGTCCGGCTGCGGTCGCCGCCGCCGCCACGCTCTCGGAGGGCGCTGCGTCGGTAGCCGGCGCTTCGTCCTCGATCTCGCTCGTCTCGCTCTCGACCTCGCCGGGGAGCTCGGTCTCTGCCTCGACCTCCTCGCCCGTGAGGTAGCCGCGCGCCTCGCGCAGAGACTCCAGCACCGCGCGCAGGATGTCGCGCTGATCCTCGGTCACGCTGCCGGCCAGCAGTCCGTCGAGCGCCTCCTCGGACGCGCGGAGCTCATCGACCGCCTCGGACATCGCCTCTTCATGCTCGCGCGATACGTCGGCGGCGGGCGGCGCCTTCGGCGTCTCTGTTCCTTCTTCCGCAGAAGGTGCCGCCTCTCCGCGCATGGCCCGGATCTGCGCGAGCTGGGCGACCGCATCCTGCTCGCTCAGCGACCCGAAGAAGCGCAGCGCGTCCACGTCGGACATCAGACCGGCGGCGCGCATCTGCAAAATATGCTCTCGCCTGGCTCGCATCTCGTCGGGGCTCAATGGCACCTCGCGATACAAAACTGCGTACCCGCCCTCCGGATAGTTCGTCGGCTCTGTGTTTGCCTCCGCCCATCGATTGAACAGGGTCGCAGAGAGTCCGACGAGGGCCTCGTCCGCTGCTCTGAACTGCATGATGTACTTTCGTTGAGCGATCCGCTTGCCCTCCTGGCTGAGACTGATCGCGTACCCGGAGCGGGCAGAGCCGCTCGTGCGCTGGAGCTCCGAGGGCGCGAGGCCGGCGTCCGTCGCAGCGCGGTGGGCGATCGCAGCGATCACGCTCTCGAGCTTCTCGACATCCGATCCCGCCTGATACTGGCCGAGCATCGGCTGAGTCGTCTCACCGACAGGATCGAACATTAGGATCGTCGCGGGATCGGTCGTGACCTCCGAGCGGCTCGCGCGAGAGCCGAGGTCCACCGCGTCCATGCCCGCCACCCGGACGCCGACAGCGTACCGCTGCGGGTGACTCGCGTCTCGGATGGCATGGTTGAGGTACGAGTACAGCACGCCGAGGTTGAGGGTGGCCTCGTAGAGCTCGATGTTGGCGAAGGGGTCGAACAGCCGGTCGCCGTACGTGGACGCATGGTAGAGCTGCGCGGGAATGACCGGCGTCCCGTTCTGGCGGCGCCATGCCGCAGGGTAGTCGGCGCCGTCGTAGGTCGCGCCGTGGAGCTCCACGGTCAAGTTCCTCCCGAACTTCCACCCGTCGAGTGCCTCGAAGACCCGGTAGGTGGGGAACTCGGGATCACGGATGTCCCACACGTCGAACGTCCAGACGTGCTTGTCCGCGATCCAGCGGAGGCGCAGCTCTCCGAACACGACGGGCACAGTCGGCTTCGACGCGTCGGCCTCCGCGAACGTCATGTGTGGCGGGACGGGACGGTAGACGAGGCGCCCGTCTACGACCTCGACGCGAAGCCACATCTCCCGCAGCGCGATCGTCAGCGCCTGGAAGCGCGTCATCTGAGACCACAGGCCCGAGCGTGCGATCGATCCGGAGGATCCGATGAGCCGGTCGAGGTTCGCACTCGGCGCGATCTGCGAGTGACGCACGTCCGGCTCGGCGTCGTAGAGCGTGGCGAGCTCGATGCTCGTCGTGCGCATCATGCACTGCGTGATGTCACCGATGCCCCACGCAGCACGCCGCACCGATCCGATCTGCTGCTCGAGGCGGGCCTCCAGCAGCGGAAGCCACCGGCCCTCCATCATCGCGTAGCGGTGCCGCGTATGCTCGACGCGGCGGGCCTCGTCAGGGTTCCCCGGTGCGGGAGGCGCCGGCGTCGAAGTCGTGGAGTAGTGCATGGCGCCCCCTTATCCGAGTCGTAGCCGCTGGGGCGCGTAGGCCCTGCGCGTGATCAGCTCGCAGCCGTACCTTAGCGCGTCGAGCGTGTGCTTGTGGTTGCTCGCTTCGCGCCCGTCGAACTTGCCTAGGTCGTCGATCAGTCGCTTGCACCTCGGATGCACGACGAAGTCGCCCCGGAGCATGGCGCTCTGGAGGATCCGGTACGAATGAAACACCGAGCCGGCTGGCTTGTAGGCGGTGTTTATCCGCGCCGGCCACGATCCGATCGGGATCCTGAGCGCCTTCTCGAACGCTTGAACCAGCAGTGCGTTCGATTTGATCGCTCCACCTCGGCGTGAGATCGCCGCGCGGTCCCCTACCCATCGGTCGATCTGCTCCCAGCGGAGGCCGGCGCGCTTGATCATCCCGAGGATCTGCGCGGCGTCCTCCTCGGGCGTCGTCATGCCGTTGCTCGAGACGACATCCAGCACCGTGATCCGGGGCTCATTGTCCGCCGTCCGCGTAATCGCCACCATGACGGCAGTCTGCGCGCCGCTCTCCTTCCCGTGGTCGATCCCAATGCCGATCTGCGCTTCACCAGCCGGCGCCTCGTCTCGGACCATCGTCGCGGGGTCAAACTGCAAGAACACGCGGCCCTCGACCCACCCGCTTTCCCACTCGCCGTGAATGCGCTGGGCGCGCTCCTGCGGCAGCACCTGCGCCTCGAGCTTGTCTATGTCGCGCTGGTGGAGGAGCGGACGCCCGCCGATCGGCGTCGTCGCCTCCACCGTGAGCGGCGTGTGGATGTCCTCGACCTCGCCCTGCTCCACCAGCTTCTTCAACCATCCGAGCGGGAGGCCGATCGGCGTCATCGTGATCGCGATCCGTCCACGCTGGCGCAGCACGCGCGCCGCGAGCTCCGACCAGATCGCTTCGGGCGGCGGTTCATCGATCAGCACGTAGTCGATCGTCGCGCCAGCGAGCGCGAGCGCGCCCTGGTTGACTGTACGGATGCGCAGCACTGAACCGTTGCGGAACCGAATGATCGGCGTGCGCCCGACGAAGCCCTTCCCGTGGACGAACGTGCAGCCTTCTTCCACACTGTCTTTCGGTAGCAGACTCCAGATCTTCTGCTGGATGCTCAGGCTCTGCTCCCACGACACGACGACTACCCACGCTTCGATCGGCGCTGCCCTGACGAGCGTGTACGGATGCGAGCCGAGGCACCGCCAGATGCAGTCGGCCACGCCGCACCATGTCTTTCCCGCCTGGTTCCCGGCGCGAAAGAGCTTGATCTGAGACGAGCTCTGGAGGAAGCGGAGCTGAGGTGGCGTCGGGCGGTAGTAGGCGAGCGGGTCTGTGTGTGCCCGCTTGCCGAGGACGTGCGTAGCGGAGGCGAGAGCCGCGAGACTCACGCGCCACTACCCGCGAGGCGCACGACCTTCCCGCCGCGCCGCAGGTCGATCGCATCCTCGAGGCGCTCCAGATGCTGCGCCGGCATCGAGGCCACCGCTTGCACGATGATCCCGAGGAGCTGCTCGTCGCTCATCGAGTCGTCGGGACTCGCTGCCTTCGCGATCTCCTCATCCAGCACACGCCGCGTCTCCAGCGCACGCAACTTCAACGACCCGACCGCTTGCCACGATCCAGCCTCGTTCGCGTCGATTACTGCCTGTTCGAGCTGGCGCAGCGAGGCGCGCAAGTAGTCCACGTAGGACGAGGTCACGCAGTCATCGGCGGTCATCGCTGCGCGAGGCTTCTGCTTGGGAGGCTTCCCTCGGATCGGCATGGTGGGCTCCTTCTGCTTCGGGCGTATCGCGCCCTTGAACAGGGGTTCAAGTTTTGGGAGAGCGAGAGAAGGACGAGGGGCTGGCGCG